CATCATAATATCCACGCTCTATGACCGTTTTGGTGAGGGTGAACTCGCTTTCAAGATAGCCGTCGTTGGGCATCCACGGCGGCACGGCGTCGTAGGAGTATTGCTCGTTTCCACCGTATTCCGCGCCGGCGATCTGCCCGTATCCGAAGCGAGAGCTGTCCTCACCGCCGACGTCGTAGTTATCCGGATGCCGCCAGCAGGTTCTGCGCTGACGGTTGCGTATTGCGTAATACACATGAAGCTTGGCGCCCGCGTCCTCGGAGGACAGGCCATGCAGAAATACACGAACGGGATAGACCATGCCGACCGTATCACGGGGATTCTTTTCCAAGGTCGTATACGGCGCGGGCCCAAGCTCCGCTATCTCGCTTTGCAGCTGCGCCCACACGGGCAAGGTTGGGTCGGTCGAGGGATCGCCCTCCGCGTTTGCTCCGAGCCACACCCGCCCAATGGAGCACCACACTGTAGGCAGAATGACCGTATCTCCGCTTGTGCCCACAAGCCCTACGTTCACGGTGCGGAACGGCTTTCGCAGTACTTCGAATGGCACGACGCAGGTATCGGCGCCGCTCCATTCGCTTTCAAGCAGCGTGACGGTTTCTGCACCATTGCTGAACACCGCCGTCTTGCTGAGGTTGTCCCAATCGGAGGAGAAGGTGAAGTGTACGGAAACCGCGTTCGCCATGCCGCTTGTCAGCGTCTCGTATGACGTGGCGTTCATCTTCGCCTTGGTTACGTTGAGTTCAATCATGGCTCCTCCTAAAAAACTAAAATGCCTCGGTCGTCATATACCGAAGCGCTTGTATCGTTGCCGCAGCGGATTGCCCGGTCAAGCGCCATAATGGTGGCGACCGCGCCGTCGATTTTTTCCGTGGACTTCTCCTTGTCCGGCTTGATGTTCCCTGCCGGATCGGTGCGGATGTAGATGTTGTCCATCATCCAGCGCAAAACCGGCTGCCCGCCGTGGGCGATCCTTTGCTCAAGGGTGAGCTTCATGAGCTCCTTCGTCGGGGGACTCATATCTTTGAACCCCTGTCCGAACGGCACGACCGTGAAGCCCATGCCCTCCAGGTTCTGTACCATCTGCACCGCGCCCCAGCGATCAAACGCGATCTCTCGGATATTGAACCTTGTTCCGAGCTCCTCAATGAAGCTCTCGATAAAGCCGTAATGAACCACATTGCCTTCGGTCGTCAGCAGTACGCCTTGCCGTTCCCACGCGTCGTACTGCACATGATCACGCCGAACGCGAAGGTCAATGTTGTCCTCAGGGATCCAAAAATAAGGGAGGATGCTGTATTTGTCGTCCTCGTCCTGTGGAGGAAATACCAGAACGAACGCCGTAATGTCCGTTGTGGACGAGAGGTCAAGTCCGCCATAGCAGACGCGCCCCTCAAGGTCGCTTTCGTTCACAGGGAACGCGCAGGCGTCCCATTTCTCCATGGGCATCCAGCGCACGGCCTGCTTGACCCACTGATTGAGCCTTAGCTGCCGGAAGCTGTTTTCTTCGGCCGGATTCTGCTTGGCGGACTCACAGGCCGCTTTGACCTTATCTATACCCACCGTAATGCCCAAGCTGGGATTCGCTTTTTTCCACACCTTGGGGTCCGTCCAGTCGTCCGCTTCCTCCGCGCCGTAAATGACGGGATAAAAGGTAGGGTCGGCTTTTCGCCCTTCCAGAATGTCCTTTGCCTTTTGGTGCGTTTCGTAGCAGATGGAGTGGGTATCCGTTCCCGCCGTGGTAATAAGGAAGTACAGCGGTTGCATCCTCGCGTCGCCGGAGCCCTTGGTCATGACGTCAAAGAGTTTTCTGTTCGGCTGGGTGTGCAGCTCGTCGAACACCACGCCGTGGATATTGAATCCGTGCTTTGAGTACGCCTCCGCCGACAGCACCTGGTAGAAGCTGTTGGTCGGCAGGAAGATGATACGCTTTTGCGAAGCGAGGATCTTTACCCGCTTGGAGAGCGCGGGACACATCTTGACCATATCGGCCGCGACCTCGAACACAATGGACGCCTGTTGACGATCGGCGGCGCAGCCATACACCTCTGCACGTTCCTCACCGTCGCCGCAGCAGAGAAGGAGCGCGACAGCCGCCGCAAGCTCCGACTTGCCCATCTTCTTGGGAATTTCGATGTAGGCGGTATTAAACTGCCGATAGCCGTTTGGCTTTAGGATTCCAAACAGGTCGCGGATGATCTGCTCCTGCCAGTCAATCAGGTCAAACGGCTTTCCCGCCCAGGTGCCTTTGGTGTGGCAAAGGCACTCGATAAAACCGACCGCATAGTCGGCGGCCGTCTTGTCGTACACGGAGTCCTTACCTATGAAGCGGGTTGGCGTGTATTTCTTCAGCTTCCGGATGCTCCCGCCTCCCTCCTAAAAAAGTGTAAAATAATAGACGCCCTGTTGTGCGTCCTAAAATCTATCTGTACGAGATACAGCCCGCTTGGGGCCGCTTCTCGGTTTGGTTCTTGTTTGTTTAGCGCTCCTTGCGCAGGACGTCCGCGACCCAGCCGACCGTCTTGTGGCATTCGCCGGTGGCGATTTCAAGGACGGAGGAGTCTTCAATCACGTAGTGAATGCCCTTGCCGACCTTGACGAAGCGCAGGCCGCTCCATTCGGTGACGCTGCTGTGGTAAACCGTGGCGACACGGCTTTCGCCGTTGTAGCTCTTGCCATCCCAGCCGCCGAAGGTGAAGGTGATCTTCTCGTCGGTCTTTGAGAACTTGCTCTCGAACTCCTCGCGGGTGATCGCGATGCTGTCGATCAGGTTCAGCTCGGCGCGTCTCGCGTCCCAAATGCTTCTCGTCGTTGTGGTTTCCATGGTGTGTACCCCTTTCGTTTTGGTACTGTATATATCACTCTAAACCACATAAATAGCAAGTTATATTTTGAGAAAATGTAGATTTTCTCGATGCTTTTTTAACGAGACACAGCCCCTTAAAGGGCCGTCGTCCCGGTCGTTTTCAGTAGTTCTCGCTGTGCAGCAGGATTTCCACCGCAAACCGCGTGTCTGGGTCGGCTGGTTGAACGTCCCAGCCCCGGTCGTAGTTGGCGACTATCTTATCGTCGCGTTTCAGCATGAGCTTGGAAATCTTCCCGTCGTCAATGCCGAATTGGCTGCCTTCATCGTAGACTTTCATCCAGTAGTGGTAAACGCTGTCGTATACCCGCTGGCTACCTTCTTTCCACATGGTCGCGCCTTCCCTTAAAAGCGTTCGAGCCGGACGTTGCCGTCGCGGTCGAAGTGTACCTTGTAGCGGGTTTCGGCTCCGCCCTTCTTTTTGGAGATCAGTCGGATGCCGCCCTCAAAGGCGCTGTAGGCTCTGTCAAAGCGTTCGCCCTCGGGCAGTTGGCTTATGGCTTGCTTTAGTTGCTTCTCTGTCATGGCTTTTTCCTCCTTAGTTCTTCCTGCTGTTCCAGCGGCTGTCCATCTCGGTCATGAGGTCGTGGTCGCGGCTAATGAGTTCGCGCTTTCTCTCAAGGGTCGCCGTCCTCAGTTCGCGGCGGTTCTTGACGACCTCGTTTTCAAGCTCCTTGTAGGTCATGCTCTTGGCGGTTTTCATGGTGTGTACCTCCTTCGTTTGGGTACTGTATATATCACTCTAAACCGCTATAATAGCAAGCTTTATTTTGCGAAAAACACAGATATTTTCGATGTATTTCAGCGTTCGCCCGTGAGGATGAAACGGCAATAGGCGGCCCTGTTGTCCTCAAGGTAAACCACCAACTCGAACAGCCCCATGTCAAAAGCGATGCGCTGTACGGCGTTGACGTCGAACATATTCGTCAGCCCTGTTTCCCTAACGGCGAGGATCTGCTCCATGACCTTATCGCTCATCTTCTTCCTCCTTTGCCGAAAACGCCGCTGCCGCTTTCAGTACCGCGTCGTCAAGACCGCAGTCCTTGTAGCCTTGGCGTATGGTGGCGTAGTAGTACGCGCCCGGAAGCGCAAGCGGCCTGCCCTCGTTCATGATGTACGCCATGGCGGGTACGGAGGCTCTGCCCAGCTTCACCTTGATCGTTTCCTTTCGGTACAGGAAGGGGAAGCCCTCGTAGCGGTCAAGGGCGGCTTCGTCTTTGGGCTCGATCTCCCACAGGAAAACGGGGACGCGTTCGCCCTTACAAGGCTCCACGTTGGCCACAGCCGCGCCGTGTTCGCCGCGAAAGACCAAACGGTAGCCCTTGAGGACGGAAGGGCACACAGGGCGAGCTGTGGGGCAGCGTCGCGCCATCTGCTCGTAGTTGAGGTTCGAGCCGTAGGCCAGATACAATTTACTCATGTTGGTACTCCTTTTCCTTGTTCTTCTACCACCCTAAGAGTGGTCTCCCGCTACTTAAGGCTCCTTGCGCTTGGAAGGCTTGTGGCTTCAGGCCGCCTGCCCGAAGCGCCATGCCGCCGAACCGTCCAGGTGGTTTGTGAGGTGTTCGCGGCAGCTTGCGAATTCCTCGCCGTTCAAGCCCAGCCTGCAAAGGTAGGTGCGCATGGCGAACTTCTCGTTTTCGACCTGCGGCTTCTTGGCGGAAGCGCAGCGCTGTGTCAGGGCCT